CAACTCCACAACCTGGATTCGAACCAGGGACCAAATGATTAACAGTCATCTGCGCTACCGCTGCGCCATTGTGGAATGTTCCTCTGTCTGGGAATCGAACCCAGTATCCAAGTGCGTTGTCCGCCTGTCCTTACCAATAGACTACCAGAGGAGGTGGTTTCCAATAGCCGTTCTTATCTCCCATAAGGAAGATATAGGTATCGAACCTACAAAGGACAGTCCCTAACAGAACTACTGGGAATTCCACCCAGAACCACATTTTAAGAACCCGAAGGTTCAGAGCGGGGTATCGGAATCGAACCGACGACATCTAACTTGGAAGGATAGCGTTCTACCGCTGAACTAACCCCGCATTTAAAGAGTTTTAATTTAACTCATAATACAATTATTACACATTTAAACTTACTTGTCAATCCCCCTTTCTCAAATCCATAAATCTATTAATCTGCTTTTGGGGATAATCGACTGGTCCTGTAGCTTCAATATTACCAACTACGATAATTCTTTCATCATCAAACTGCTCTGGATCAACTTCATGTATCAACCATCCTGGAAAAATTATACCATATCCACTTTTTGGTTTGTAAGAATATCCATTATAAAATTTTAATTCAGAACAATTTTTTCCAGCTTTAACATAATACACCCAACTCAAAAACGCTGGACTATGTGCATGAGGTTCAGAATAATCGCCCTTTTTATATATTGCACCCCAACAAGTAGTCATAAATGTTTTTATATCTAATGTTGTATTATTTTTGTAAAAATAATGTACAATATTTTCAACATGATCAGAAATCATCTTAAATGGAGCATGTTCTGTCATTAACCAATTAGTCATTAATGCTTTAACATTTGTTGTTCTTTTTTGAACATCTCCTGTTTCTAAAATTATTCTTTTAACATCGGAATGCAAATCCACCAAATTATAATTTGGTGGAAACTCTGGTCCTCTAAATTCTAAAAAAGTTACTGGTGTTGTTATATCAACAACTTTAACATCTAAATATGTTTCTACCTTTTTCATAAATTTAAAAAACAAAAGCGTTCCGAGAGGGACTTGAACCCCCGACCAACTGCTTAGAAGGCAGATGCTCTATCCAACTGAGCTATCGGAACATTGGACAATCTTACTATATCTAGTCAAGATTGTCAAGCGGAGAGTTAGGGATTTGAACCCTAGATGAGGTTACCCCCATACAGCATTTCCAGTGCTGCTCCTTAAACCACTCGGACAACTCTCCAAGGTGGGCAGGGAGGGATTTGAACCCCCGTAGGCAGAGCCAGCGGATTTACAGTCCGCCTCCATTAACCACTCGGACACCTACCCTTATTCCTTAGGACAATCATTAACCCAAGGAGCACAAAGTCGCATTTCACCACCAAGTAGTTCTTGCGCTTTGCTACCGTCTGGTGGTCTCTCAACCAACCTCGGTGCAATCATTTTAACCTCTCCAGTGTCCCCTGTCAAGCGTTCATATTCTGAGATTGCTGCATCAACATCACGCTTAACTCTGCGTTCTAATTTTTCAGGATCTTTAATAACAAACTCGTTAAGAATAGTTTGTGGGAAATATTTTCTTTGAATTTCGTCAAGCAAATCCCAAAGTCCATTTTCGGATACTCCAGTGCATTGTGATAGTGCTGCGATAATAGATGATAATACAATTCCTATTATAGCGTACTGCTTTATATCTGGTTTCTTTTTACCAAAATTAAAATTGAACATAGGGAGAGTTCTGCAGCACTCCCCCGTATTTATTCTATTTTATCAAACTTCTACCGTGATCAGTTTGGAAGCATACTGATGAGCATACGAAGTGCGAGCACCATGAATGCCCCAACCAATCCAACTATACGCATAGTCCATGTAACGATCAATAGACTTTCCAGGAGTCTTCATCTTTTCTTCGATTCGTTTCCATTGAACTTCATTCGTAAGATAACGAAGTTGCGTTGGAAGTGTTGATGGAGAACCACCAAACTTCTTAGCGAAATCACCCAATCCATAATAACGATCGGCAGATGTCCATTGGATCAGTCCGTAACCGCGTCCACAGTTATGGTAACTAATCCTGCTACCACCTTCGCAAATATTAGGCACAAACATAGATTCCTGCTTAATATTGCCCATAATGGTAGCAAGGGCGTTTCTGTCTTTAATTCCTTGATCTTGGAAATAATCCAATGCAAGGTTCTCATGTTCTGAACACCCTTTACAAATTAGCCTTTTCTCCTTAGGCTTTGGTGGTGCAACCTCTAGGATTGCTGTCTTCTCAGGTTCAAACTCTTTAATGACTGAAAAAGGTTTCTCCACTGGTGGAGGAGGACCCTGAAGTTTATAACTAGAGAAAGGCAGTGATGCCGTATTGGTTGTAACCATCGCCACGAGAGGAACGGCTACAGTAAAGAAGTTTAGCATTAAAATTAATTGAACTCTACATCCTAATAGAGAAAGCGCACTTCCCCTTTCTCAAGGGGCAATCTCCTAGGCTCTAAATGTCACTCAAGGACTAATAACGAAAAACCCACCTTTTTGGGTGGGTTTTAACATAATATGCTAATATTTAGAATTTGTCAATTGGTTAGATTACCGAACATCAATTTCTTGATCTCCAAATCCTTCTTCTCTTTCCAAACAAAGATAATCCAATTCATTTTCTCCTTCTGGGAGATTAATCCATTCATCAAATTCTTCTGCAATTGCAACAGCATCAAATTGTTGTTCAATGCTTCCAGTGTCCGCAAGATGATGAATCCTGTCAATGCACCAATCCCTGATTTGAACAACAGGTTCAATCTCGGTTTCCATAATAATCTTTTCGGAAGTATCTGTTGAGGATGTTGGAATTGTAGTATCTTGGTGTTCCGTCGTCAAGCCCTTCTGTGAGGACATTATGGAAGAAGAGTTGTCTTGTCTCTTCAAAGTTTGTTTTTCCTTTTGTTTTATGTAATGAAAGAATAGTGCGCGTAAAATTCTCCTTACCATATTTTATTACATCCTCTTTGAGTTCGGGACACGATCCATAATAGCACTTCCAATCAGATTCTGCCTTAACCTTTCTAGATTTTCCTCTTGGTGTGCGGAATGACCAGAAATACTTCCTACCAATATATTCCCTATTAGTTTTATTGCAATGTATATGATATACAAAACCAAAATAATCTTGAATATCACTTGAACCAAATATTTTTCCATTATAGGTCCAAGGATTTTCATATTCAATATCTGTACTCATCAATTATATCAAGAACTTCGTTCAGATATTTATGAGCAAGTCCTTTGGCATCCCAACTTGGCTGGTCTTTATATAATCGATCTTTCAGTTTTAACACACGAACTTTTATTTCATCTTTAGTCAGTTGATTTTTAGGCATAAGAAATTTTTCAACCAAAAAGTAATATCATCTTAAATTATTAAACCCACCTAACTTTAAGTTAAGTGGGTTGAAGCAACCTTCCGTGGTTATTTATTACTTATCTTCTCTTTGTCTCTTAGCATAAGCATCAACTTCTGCTTTTCTCTGTTGAGGAGTCTTCTTTTTCTGCTTTTCATCATATGCTTTTAAAGAATCAAGAAAATCTTGTCTGCTATTAAATGGAGAATTATCTCCACCATACTTTAATTGCGCTTCTACAATTGCATCAATTTCTTCAGCACTCAGTTCATTCGCCATCATCCACTCTGCTTCTTCCAGAGTTTCTGCAAATCCCTCTACACAAAGATACTCAAGAACAATATCAAAGATATCAAAAGTCTCATCTCCCATATTAAGTTGCTGTCTCTCTTTAGGAGTCAGAGCACCTCTTTGAGCACCTCTTGCTGCTTGAATTGCCTTTACCTTAGGATCATTTGACTGGTGGCCATAACCATGCAGACCAGGATTTGATGAAGCAGTGTTACGGAAATCACCTCTCTGCGTTCTAGCGTATCTAGATCTTTGTACTTGCTTGTTCTTATCACCATAAGTTGGTTTATTTTCAAGTGCAGTTGCTCTATCTGCTGCTTCACCGCCACCAGGACGTTTGCGTAGTTTGGTTTCATCGTGACCACGCTTTGCCATCGCAGTTGCTTCATCAACTTCTTGTGGAGCATAAACTTGATGATATGCTTCGTAAATCTTTAAAATATCAGACATTTTAATCTTATACTTTTATTTTTATTTATAAAAAAGGGGGAGGTTAATTTAATCCTCCCCGAATATTAAAGTTTGAATCCAGTGAAAGTGTCTTTTTTCACATCTTGTTTAATACCACCAACAACATAAGATTCAACTTCAGTTTCCTGGGGTGCTACCTGGAGACCCTTAGACGAGATCCAATGCTGAGTCCAAGGAAGTGGATTGTTGTTTGCTGAAATATCATATTGTGGTTTAAGACCAATTGCTTTCAATCTTCTATTAGCAATCCACTCAACATATTGTTGAAGAAGTTTGTCATTAAGTCCAATCATACTTCCATCTTTGAACAGATAATCTGCCCAACGCTTTTCTTCATTTACAGCACGATCAAACATTGCATATGTCCATTCCTCTTCTTCTTTCATAATCTGTTTCATTTCTGGATCATCACCATCACGCCACTTATTCAGAATGTTCTGAGTGATTGCTAGGTGTTGGTTTTCGTCTCTTGCAATGAGAGAGATGATCTTAGCGGATCCTTCCATAAGCTTAAGTTCACCAAAGGCGAAAGAACAAGCAAAACTAACGTAGAACCGAATACCTTCAAGAATATTAACGTTTGCGATTGCTCTGTAGAGTTTTCTTTTAACATCGTTGAGCGTTTCCTTAGCGTGTGGAACTCCTTCAATATTAAACATCCATTCATTGGATGTTCCATAGAATTGAGCAGAGTTGATAAAGTCATCATAAGACTCTGTAACGCTTCTAGCACGTTCTAGAATGCGCTCGTCTTTGATGATAGTATCAAATACCTCACTAGGGTCAGAATAAACATTTTTAATAATATATGTGTAGGATCTGGAATGAATCATCTCCATAAATCCCCATACTTCCATACACGCTTCCAATTCTGGAATAGAGCAATATGGAATAAATGCCATCCCAGGACCACGACCTTGAATAGAATCCAACATAATCTGATACTTCAGATTAGAAGTGTAGATATGTTTCTGTTCTGGGCGAAGAGTCTGATAATCCCCACGATCCTTCTGGAGAGACACCTCTTCGGGTCTCCAGAAGTATCCAAGTTGTTGGGTGGTTAATTTATCAAAAACTGGATATTTGTAAGAATCATATCTCTGAATTCCTAGTGGTTTCCCAAAAAACATTGGTTGCTTTTTGGGATCCACTTTATCCGTATTGAATACGGTCATTCCTTTGACATTTGTTGGTGTCTCTGTAGATGAAATTTTAAATTCCATAACTCCTTCTCTCACGTAAATTATTTAATAAACTTAGATTTTACAACTTTCACAATCTTCTTCGATTGAACCCATAATATCATCTAAAAGATTTTGCAATTCAGATTTGGATTCTTCTACTACTTCATCAGTTTTGATGTCATATGTATTTTGATAATAACTGGTTTTCCAACCATACTTGTATGTGGTTAAAAAGTCGTTTGCCATTACAGAAGTTGGAACTTCATTATCAGAATAATTTTCTGGATTATATGACCAATTCCCACTGATTGCTTGATCAAAGAACTTCTGCATTACGGCAACAACATTAATATAACCATTATTACTAGGCATATCCCAAAGAAGCGTATAGTTGTTTTTGAGGGAATGATATTGCGGAACAATTTGCTTGAGAGGACCTTTTTTCGATTTTTTAACGGACAGGTATCCACGAGGAGGTTCGATTCCATTAGTTGCGTTTGACACAACGGAACTGCTCTCCGAAGGCATTTGTGCGGACAGTGTTGAGTGCCTGAGACCGTGTTCCAGGATTGATGCTCTAAGTGCTTCCCAATCATGCTGAAGATTAATGGATGAAATTTCGTCTACGTCTTTTTTGTAAGTATCAATTGGAAGAATACCATCGGCATACTTAGTGCGACCGAAGTATTCGCAATATCCTTTTTCTTTGGCAAGTTGATTAGATGATTTCAGAAGATAGTATTGGAAAGATTCAGAAAGACCGTGAACCGCATCCCAAGCCTCTTGAGAATCATAATTAAATCCAAGTTTTGCCAAATAGTGTGCTAACCCAATAAAACCAATACCAAGGGAACGACGCGCCTTAGTGGCGATTTCTGCCGCTACTACAGGGTATTTTTGGTAGTCGATCAATTCATCCAAACCACGAACAGAAAGATCACAAAGTTCTTCAAGTTCCTCATCAGACTTTACTTTACCGACATTAATTGCAGAAAGAATACAAAGAGCAATCTCACCAATATTATCATCAATATGTTGAATAGGATCAGTGGGAAGAGTAATCTCTTGACAAAGATTACTCATATTTACTTTATCTTTAAATGATGAGTGTGAATTGCAATGGTCAATGTTCATAATATAGACACGACCCGTTTCCGCACGTTCTTTGAGAAGATTAAGAATGAGTTCTTGCGCCTTAACAGTTTTCTTCGGAATGGTCGGATTGTTTTCGTATCCAATGTAGAGAGAGTCAAACTCAACTGTCCCGAAAGAATCATAAAGTCCAGGGACATCATGCGGGGAGAAAAGCGTGATCTCACCATCCTGAATGAACCTCTCATAAAAGAGTTTGCTGATTTGAATGCTGTAGTCAAGTTTGCGAACACGATTATCCTCCGTTCCTTTATTGTTCTTGAGAACAAGAATATCTTCTATTTCTTGGTGCCAAATGGGGAAGTGAACCGTAGCTGATCCACCTCTAATGCCATTTTGAGTACAGCATCGGACAGTCGCTTCAAACTTCTTGAGGAATGGAACA